TCTTCACGGCGGGATCAGCCAAATCGAGTTCATCGTCCAACCCCGTAGGGTCGGAGTCCTTCACCGCTCCGGGCAAAGGCTGGGTACGGGCCGACGTGCGGCCTTCCCCGATGGTCTGTTTCGCCGGGAGGCCGTTGGCCTTCGACCGGGAGTATTCCTGTTGGGCGGCAACGAGGCGCGGACGCCATTCGAGTGCGGCCTGAAAGCGTTCGTCCGGGGTCATCGCCTTGATGACACGCTCGGGGTACTTGGCAAGTTTAAGGGTTTCGGTGGCGCGTGCTTCGGCTTCCTGCACAAGTCCGGCGTCATCGAACTTGTCCACGCGGGCCGTGCTGTAGCGGAATCCGCCCGTGAGGAACCGCTCGGCAAGACGCGCCATGCGGGGCGTGATCGTCGGGGCCGCGTCGTTCGCGGGCTCCTCGGCTTCCTCGGGGGTTTCGTCGCCAGCGTCCTGCTCGTCCTCGGTGGCGGGCTCGGCCTCAATCTCCACCACCACCGACGGGTCGGCGGCGTTCGCCTTCACGGACTTCTCGGTAGGTGTGGGCGGCACGGGCTCGGCCTTCGGCGCTTCCTTGCCCATCATCTGAGCGATGAAAGCATCTTCCACCGCGCTATCTGCGGCGGAAACGTCTGCCCCGGGATTCGTCGTGTCTTCGGCCATTCAGGTCCTCACTTGACAATCATAGCAAACTGAGCAAAGGGCCACGCCACTTCCGTCGGCTTCACAGGGGTCCACTTGTCCACCACCGGGAGGTCACGAACCAGAACCACGGGCTGCTTGCCAGTGTTCTGCTGCTCGTAGCTGGAGAACGTGCTGACATGCAACACCGGAACCATCTTGTTCATCACCAGCGACGTACCGCGACCCACAACGATCCCGTCCACCGGCACCAGCGGGTCCGGCTTCGTGTCCTTGCTGTAGACCTTGACCCACTGGGGGCCAGCCATCTTGGGCGAGGGCGCTGCTTTCTCGGTCACGGGCTCCTCAGTCAGTGTGGGCATTGAACATTTCTCCAAAGTGCTTGCGGGACCGCTCATCGTGAATCACGGGAAGACCCTTCGGCGTTGCATAGTAGCCGTTCCCAAGATCCCGTACTTTGTGGCCCTTGAACGTCGTAAATCCGTACTTCTCTTTGTCGTGGATCGCCCCAAGCTGGGCGGAAACGGGGAGCGGACCGACGCCGGTGTGCCGAACCGCCTGCCGTTCGTCGATCTTTTCGTGTGCCTTACCGTAGACCACGCCCATGATTGCGCCGGACTCTTTCGAGTGCATCGCGCGGCAACCCGGGCTGTCTTTCGCAAAACCGCATTTGGGGCAGTCCTTTTTCATCCCGCCCTCCGGTTCTGCGCCCCAAGCTGGGCCGCGCCGCTACGGGTCTGCTGCGTCACGTCGGCGGCGGGCTTCTGCTTCGGCTCGCCACCACCACCCTCGGGGGTAGCCGCCGCCATCGCCATGACCTGCTGAGCCATCATCGCCTGCTGCGTGATCGCCGCCCAGTCCACGATGTCGCCAACGCCGTCCCCGTAGTTCATCATGTCGTTCTCACGCCTCCACCATTCGGCGTAGTTGATCCCGACCGGGAACTGTTGGGCAAGCTGGAGTTTCATCACCAGCGATTCGCCCATCCGCTGGAAGTTGTCCCGCATCTGCTGTTCATTCACAAACTCGTGCGAGTACGGAATGATGTCGATGCCAAGGTCCTCAACCTCGATGCCGTTGCCCTGCTCGCCACCAATCGCCAGCCGGTTCCGCTTCTCGCCCGTCTTCGGGTCAATCGAGGTAATGTGCTGCCGCATCGTCGGGGTGTTGATGAAATACCACGTGACGCGGCGGAAACACTCGGCCAGACGCGACCGCCACATCTGCTTTTCGGTCTCCTCCCGCATGTTCTGGCGGGACGAAGACTCGGCTACCTCCGTGGCGTTGCTCGACTTGCCAAGCTCGCCCTGTGCCGCTGCCGAGATGCCCGTGATCGCGTCCAGTTCGCGGTCGCACATCTGGGATGCGACCACGTTCTCTTCGTTTACCCCGCCAACCTTGATAACGTCGCCAGAGTTCGGCGAATCGTCGCCAATGACCACCGCCGAAGCGTTCGGGGAGTTGTTGATCGTGTCCGCGTCGGACTGGTTGTTCACCCGGACAAGCTGTTTCGCCGACCGCGCGTCGTCCCGCATCTGGCCCCGGTGGGCGTTGCTCTCTTCCAGCGTCTTATCCGTGGCCGCAAGGGGCGATACCGGCAAGCCCGAGCCCCGGACCCACCGAACACCCATCACGACGTAGGGGCCGTTCTCCGGCCCGTGGTAGTCAATCGGCTTGGTCAGGAGCTTCGGGGCTGCGTCCGTGGTGGAGCGAACCCCAAGGAAATACATCTTCTTCGTCCGCCGACGCCAAGCGTGCAGGATTACCACCTCGTCACTGTCCACCCGCTCGCCGATATAGGCGTTGATGTCCTGCCGAAGCTCGTCCGCCGCACCGCCCGCCAGTTGGCCCACAGCCTCGACCTCTTCGGGCGTCGCGCCGTACTCGGCAAGCATCGCCTTCGCGTCCTCGACCGTGTAGACCTCAAAATGACCCGCCCACTCGCACAGGTCCGGATCCAGCGTGCGGGAATCCTGAACGTAGCGGTTCGGGATGACCTGATAACACTTCAGACGGTCGGCCACGTCGTCGGCCTCGAACCCAAGTTGCCGAAGGTACTGGGCACCCTGCGGGTCCTCGTACGGCTCCAGCGTGTAGCAACACACCCCGAAGTCCATCGCCCCGTCCCAGCACAGTTTCCGGTTCGTGTCCCCGAACTTCGCTTCCACCGCCCATGCGTTGCTGAAATCCTTGATCGCCTCGGCAATCGGCCCAAGGGCCGGACCCCGGAACGACTGCGTGCGAACACGCGGCGTACCCGATGCGTGCCGGGCCAGCCACATATTCATGAACTTCAGCGGGTAGTTGTTGAGGTCGTCGGGGTGCTCGGGCCAGCCCGATCGGTGCCCGTTGCCGAACAGTTCGATACGGGGCCGAGACTTCTCCATGATCTGCCGGGTGACTTCGGCACCGGCGCGGGACTCAGAACCCCAACGATCCTCGGTCCACTCGTTCGGATCGACCGCCTCCACCATTGCGGGCGGTTCCATGCGCTCGACGGGTATGCCGGTGTCGATCACGATGCCCATTGTACCCCTACTGAGAATGAGAAGTCAATATCAATTATCGCCGCCCCCCAAATCGCTTCGAAACCCATGTCGTCGCCTTCCGCTCCCTCGAATCGTCGTAGGCGTGCGGATTCACCACCTTCGCTTCCGGGGGCAAGGAACCAGCCGGGAGGTTCGCATCAATGAACCGGATCGAGTACAGCGCCGCGTCGATCGAGTGATTATGAATGTCTACCGGCTTCTCCTTGGGTGCCCGGCCCTCCTTGGGCGGATCCCACACGTAGCCCGGCATCTCCTCAACCAGCCCCACCGGGTGCCCCGCCGGGATCCTTGGGTCCCTGTCTAGCACCGAGTTACGCAGCACGAACAGACTCGGCCCGTCCGGACCTTGGGCCAGCCGCCGCATCATGCATCCAAGGTGCAAAGGCCAGTCCATCAGGCTCGTTGGCTTCTCACAGCCCACTGTTGGCACCCCGCACCGCGTCATAATCGCCCGCGCCCCAGCGTCGGCGTAGTCCGCCACCGTGCGGTAGATCAGCCCCGGCTCCGGCGTGTTGGCGATGATTTCCCGAGCGAACTCCACCGCGTCGGTCTTGCAACGGATCAACTGGCGTTCGAGGTAGATCCGCCGCTTCTCATCCACCGCCCACCAGTGGCATACGGCCTGATTCGTGTACCCGAAGTCAATCCCCCGCACTCGCCACCACCGATGGGAGCCCGGGGGCATCTCGTCGATAACGTGGATGTCTTCCCGCCAGTCCTCAAATACCATGCCCTCCGCACCAACCCACCGCCCGAAGCGGTTCCGCTCGCGCATGACGCCGGTGTACTTGTCCACCGTGGCGAGGTATTTCAGGCCCTGCGGCGTCCAGTCCGTGCCGTCGTAGAACACCGGGTTGTCTTCCAGCCGGGAGGGGATCCGGGTGAGCTTGCCGGTAAGGTGCCACTGCCACAGCCAGTGACGCGGGGCGTCGGGGTTGCACGGGAAAACGATCTGGTTGAACGGGATTCGCTCCGGCGTGGGTGCGATGCGGTTCAATCGCCCGATCAGCCGCATGGCGTCGTCTTCGCTGTACTGCGTCCCCTCGTCCGGAATGATGATGTCCCACTCGGTTCCCATCACCGCTTGGTTGTAGCCCGACCCGTCGTACATGCCGTCCACCGCGACCACAGACCCGTTCGGGAAGCAGTACGCGGGGCTTTTGTAGTTGCGGGCTTGGAGCTTGGCGGCGGGGTCACCCTCGGGGCAGACCTGCGATTCCCACGTTGTCATAATCGTGGTGGCCGCGTGTGCCTTGGCTTTGCGGAGAAGCAGGACGCGGGTACCGTGCCAGTGTGACGCACAGAAATACGCCTTCTCAAGCGCCGGGCGTGTCTTGCCCGAGCCGGTCGGCCCGTCGGCCATGATGACAAGGTCCCGGCAGTACATGAGCCGTTCGGCGGGGCTACCGGGTGTGACCGTGAACGGGCGGGACTCGGGTGCGAGTGGGTCAGTCATTGGGCGGCGTCACCCCGTAACGGTGCTTGTCGCCCCCGCCGGGCAACAGCGTGCGGGTATCCCTGTCGGGCCTGCTGTTGTAACGGTCGGGCGGGAGGGGCGGCCCACCCTTGCGGAAGCAGTCGTCGCACATGACGAACCGGGGCGGGATCTTGGCCCCGCAACGGCACCGGGGCGGAAGTTCGTGGGAGTCGTTCACGTTCACACCTTCCCCGGGTTGAGCCCCAGATACGTCTTGTTGGGCAGGAGACCCGCGTTGGCGGCGTTCGCCATTGCGTTTGCCTTGGCTACGGCGAGGTCGTCGGCGTGGTGGCGCTCTCGCTGGTTGTGGTCGGCGGCGTGGTGCTCGTCTTTGAGCCTGATCGTGGACAGCATCGCGCCGGTTCGGGCGACGGATTCGGCCAGTGCCGCGCCTTGGACCTTGGTTTCTTCCTTGTCCAACATCTCTTCGGCCACGTCTGCGGCCCTGTCCACGATGCGAACGAGTTTGGCCTGTTTCTCGGCGTTCATGTCCCGGAACGCCTTGGGGTACCGGGCGTGCATCCGGCGAATGGCACCCATATCCCGCTCGTTGGCGGGGTTCCAAGGCCCAAGGTCCTCCCCTCCCGCGTCATTCGCGGGGTTCTGATCGCTAACCATGCGGTTATCTTACCCACCTCACGGGTACACGATTGGGATTCCCTCGCGGGCGGCTTTCTTGCACATGTCCCGCGTGCCCTTGCCACCGGGGAAGGCTACCACAACATCGGGCTTAGCCTGTCGGAGCATTTGGGTATTGCGGATGGGTCCAGCGGCGGCCCCGTATTCCTTCCATCGTGCGGGGAATGCCTGTACGGGGATGCGTCGCTCTTTCGCCCATTCGTCTGCGAGGGCATCGGCACCGGTCGCCCCACCGTGGACGAGGTGAACGACAGGGAGCCCGTCCAGCGCTCGGTAGACTCGGGCGCGGTCGTTGAACGATCGGCTACCACAAACGAGAACCGTAAGGGGTCGATTCATGGCCTGATTGTATCGGATATACTCGTTCCGTGCAGCGTTGGGGCGTCACGCTCTCCCGTCCGGTGCCCACGCGAACATAGGCAGGCCGCTTGTCCCGGGTGATGAACACGGGTGGGCGCAAACGGGGGGCAACGATCCGACCGCCTTTCGGTGATTCACCGGGAAGGTATCGAGGATCGAGAACGCCCCCGCAAGGGGTGAGCGGACGCAGTTGAGCCCATTGCTGCGAGCCGTCCGTCCGATCATGCCAGTCTGGACGAGTGGTGACAAGGAAAACAACCCTGACCCCTTCGGGGGCATTTGTCGTGCGAAATCGAATTCCACAGCGTTCGGAAAGTCACTTTCGCGCGTGGTCCCAAGGGCGTTGGTGATGGTGGTGTTGGTTATCGGACGGTGGTGGTGATGGTTCGGTACTTGTCACCCAGTAGAACCTTGGGTTTATCGTCGATTGAGCATAATTCTGCTCTAGACACTTGACTTCTATGCCCGATGATGTATACTCATGGGGTCGGGCGTGTCGCTCGGCACCACAGGAGTATCAGCCATGTTCAAGAGCACGATCAAGACCCAGAACCTTCAGGCCCGCATTGAGCGTCGTACCGGCGTGTCCCTGACGTTCGCTCAGGCGCACACCCTTCGCCGCGCCGAATTGACGCTACAGCGATGGGCCGAGCTTGAGTGCGGCGATTCGAACGATTACGCATCCCGTGGGCTTGAGCGTGACGAGGCGACGGGTAGGCCCTACATGGTGGTCATTCCTCACAAGGGCGACGGCAAGGCCCGGCGCTACCCGGTGGCTGACCGTGAGCGTGGCGCGCTGAAGCGTGTCGCGTCTGTGTGCAAGGATGCCGGGCTGAACTTCTACCACCAGTGCGACCCGCGCGGGTGTGCTCTCTACGTGGGCTCGGTTGCTTTGACCGATAACAACTACAGCGGCACGGGCGTGGCTTGTTGCGACTAATTCCAACCATCACCCTCCCCGTCTTAGCGGACGGGGCTGGTATTGTCGGGCATTCCGCTCGACCCGCCCGGCAAGGCGGAACAGGAGAACACGCATGGCGACGAAAGTGAAGCGTTCCGAATGGAAGAATCCGCACGGGCTGTTGCCCCCTCCGCCCGTCTCGACGCGGTCGGGTTGCAAAGTGGGCTGGAACACCTACGCGACTCTGGAGGACGCTGAGGCGTGTAGCCGGTGGGCGCAGGAACAGGCCAAGCACATGGCCGAGCAGGGCTATGACTTCGGCTGGCAGGTCCCCGGATCCGTTCGTCCGTGTGACGGCGGCTGGGAAGTCGTGATCCCGTAACCCACACCACCGACGCGCCACCCCAACGGGCCGCGCGTCGATTCACCTTTCAGGAGTAGGAACTATGACGACTTGGAACCCTCGGTATCTGGCGTACTGCAAGGCTCACGGGATGGAGCCCGAAGCGATGACCGCTCACGACGATCAGCGTTGGCCGGGCGGGTGCATGACTGGCTATATCCTCTGGAATCAATCGAAGTGGGCTGAGTTTCACAAGCTCACTGAGAACAGGTACAAACTCCACGCCGGTACTACGAAAGAGGGGCACGCCGAGTTTGATCGTTGGTTGAACGCCTAAACCCACCCTCAACTATTCGGTAATTCCGAATGGTTGGGATTCACCTCCCGAACGTCGGGGGGATTCAAGTGGGAACCGACCCGGCAAGGTCGGCCCCCTGTCCCGCACCAGGAGTAAGCCAATGCGGAACGAGACCCATGATAGACCGGACCGGCCCTGTGACCCCAACTGCTCGCGTCGTGCCCATTCATTTGCGGAGTGCGATTGTTCTCGCTCACAAGATCCGGACGATCGGCTTTTGGCCGATCTGGAACTTATCGAAGCGTCCCACATCGCCCGCGTGCAGTCCCGCGCCCTTCCGTGCTACGGCGCGTTGGGTCAACTCGTCGCGTGCTTCGAGGACTACTCACGGCACGGGGCCGCGTGTGCTCAGGACCTGATCGGGGCTCTGCGGGTGGCGAAGGCTGAACTTGCTCGGATCGAAGGGAGGGCGGCGTAATGGCACAGAATCAAGTCCACGAAGGTTGGCGGGTCGCCGCCGGAAACGCAGCGTTCGTCAGTATTCCGGGAGTTGTGAAGCCCATTATGTGCGGGAGCACGTCCCGCGCCCACCTGATCGCCGCCGCACCCGACCTGCTGGCCGCGTGTGAGGCTGCGGCTACCAACCTCGTGCAGTTGTACCGCATCGCTCAACTCAACGAAGACGAGAGCCCGGCGCTCAAGATGGTCCGCGCCGCCATCGCCAAGGCGAAGGGTGAAGCGTGAACCTCACCTTCCGCCTCATCCTCGCGTGCTACGTCGCTCTCTGCTGAACCCCCACCCCGCCCGGCCAACGTCGCGCGGGGTGATTATGCAACCCTCACACCTCATCGAACAGATCCGCGCCGCGATGGACGCCAAGGGCATCACGCAAGACGAGCTTGCCCGGCTGTCGGGCGTCACCCAGCCGCGAATCAGCGACATCCTCGCGGGAAAGAAAGACCCCCGGATTAGCACGTATGCACGGCTCGTCCGGGGGCTTGGCTTGTCGTGTGAAATCAGTTCCCGCCAGTGACGAGACACTCGGCCAGTTCCTGCTCCGCGATTGCCATTTGTTCGAGGAAGTTCTCGATCGCCTTGGCGTAGCAGTGACAGTCACCACCTCCGCACTGCTCGGTCACGCGGATCCAGTACGCGATCTTGTTCGTCTCCAGACGCATGTAGTACAGCGTCCAGCACTTGCCCACGCCTTGCAGGGGCGTGTAGTGGTCCTCGGGCCTCGGGAAGGCGCACGGGCCTTGCACGGGCGGGCCGCTGGGGACGGGTTGGGCGACGGGTGCGACGAGGGACGCGATGGACAGGATCAGACCAACAATCATGGGGACTCCTTTCGCCGGTTGGCGATGGTTGAGTGACGGGCGTTTGCAGACGCCCACGGCTTGAGATAGTTCCACGGTATCCGCTCGGGGTGCTTGTGGCCGAACGGCTGGACTAGCCCGTAGGTTCTGGCACCGGAGACGAGCCAGCCCCGGCCCGCGTGCTGAGAGTGCGACATGCGAAGGATGCGGACGAGCATGGGGTAGGTGGCTTGGTCGGGGGTCATTCCGCCGCCTTTCTGCGCCGCCAGTGGGTGACAACCAGCCACGCGAGGACCAGCGGCCAGAACGCCAGCCACCACACAAACCCCAGCCCCAGCGTGTCCAGTAGTGCGTCGCGCTCCACCGAGTCGCGGCACCGCCACATGGCGTAGGCGAACGTGAGGACGGCTCCGATCATCCACGCGAGGACGTAGTAGTTCACGGCTTCAACCCCTTCGCAAGCAAGACCGCCGCTCGCATGGCGTGGAACTCGGTGGGGCCTTGGTACTTCAGTTCCCAGATTTCGTCGGCATCTTGGCCCCAGACGCACCACGTCTCGGGGTGTGTCCCGCCGCGACGGATGACGAACTCGAAGGTATTGGGCAGCATGAGGTACCCGGCGTGAAAGAAGAACGCCTCGACCGCCGCAGTGTCGTCGTGCTGGTGCCAGTTCTCGGGGCCGACGAGTTCTCCGACCCGAATGATTTCCGGCACCTGCGCGATGCAATCCCTGATCGCTTCGTCGATGGTCATTTCGTGGGGCATGGATTCTCCATCATCGCGAGGACTTCGCGGGCTAGGGTGGAGAGATCGCCGGGCTTCTCCACGAAGTAGTTCTGGGCCTTCACGGCGAGGCGGCACAACTCCCGAATCTTCTCGCTCAACACAACATCGAGCCTGCACCTGTCGCAGCCGGGGCAGGGCACGTTCGCTCGGATGTACTTCCCGTCCGAAACGGTCCTCCCGCTCCCATCGCACGCCTGCGTGGGGGAGGGGACGGTGTAGGACTCGTATCGCTTCGCCTTGCAGCGAGCTTCGATGTACACGGTTTTCTTGCCCTGCAATTCACCATACCACCACCACAGACCAGAAGGAAACGCGCCAACCCAGTCGAATCCGTCGTAGTACAGCACCTCCCCCGGCTTGCAAGCGGCGAGGATCGCGGGGGTGGCCCAAGGCGGGGGGTTAGAGGCGGGAGATGCGGATGAGGCCGGAGACGATTCCGATGATGGTCCCTGTGGTTGCGAGGACACAGAACCAGAGGTAGCACTCGACAAGTTTCCGACCGATTCTTTTGAGCATGGGGGTTCTCCGGGGAGGATTGCGGGATGGTCTTCGGCGAGACGCAAGCACTCTTTGAACATCATGCGGCGGCGCTGAATCACTTCGATCGTGGCCGGAAGTCCAACGCACTCGTACTCGCTTTCGTCGCACAATTTGATTTGGGCACAAACCCACGCGATGAAGTCTTCACGCTCCGGCCTGTGCGTCTCGACGACGCTGGCGGAGGTGGGGTTCTTCTCACTTCCCATCGGGCGATCCTTTCGTGGAGGCTTGTTTCGACGCTTCGAGTGCGTCTAGGCGGTTTTGCAACACGCGGATCTCCATGCCGATGATGACGCCCACGAAGCATCCCACCAGCACCAGCACGACGATCGCCACTTCGATGACGAACATCGAGTTCGCATCTGCTACGGGCTTCTCCATCATCCCTCCCCTCCCCTCACGCGTGCGGCTTGGGCGGCGGCGGGGGTTGACCACACCTTGCGGGAGCGCGCCTTTGTCGCCGTGCATCCCTCTGTGTGAGACATTGGCTTCAGGCGGTCGCCATCGGAAATGTCAAGGAAGATGTAGTCGAAGGTGACAATGCTCGGGTAGTTTCTCCACGAACACTCGCCGTAGACGGTCGCGCCTTCGCCGATCACGCATCGGTCCTCGGTCACCGGCAACGTCCCCAGCAGCGTCAGGTCCTCCGTCCCCACCCTGACCATGCCGGAGGGCACGGTGGCGGCGGCGCGGAGGGCCATTTCGATAGCCTCGATACGGTCGTTTCGGTCGCCACATCCGATCTCGATAGCGAGGCACGTTGCCGTCTTCTCAAACTCCACGCTCGGCTCCTTTCGATTCTTCGTACATAGCTTCCATCGCGTCATCCCACTGCGACGCCGAACACCGCACCTTGACTGACGATCGGTAGATGAAATTGCAGCCGGGCGGTCGTCCGAAGGTGAGTTCCGGCGACAGGCCCGCGTTGCGAAGGTGCTTGGCAAGCGAATAGGCCCGGTCCTCGTGCAGGGTCGAGAACCACCGCTCGGACACCGTGGCAGTATCACCCACGCTCAGCTCCTTTCTTCTTGTACCCGGCGACGGCGGCGCGGAGAGGGTGAACGTCGGTTCCGGTGTCTTCCACCTCTCCGTTCACGTCAACCGCGTACCAGCGGCGGGTCACGTCGTTGTAGCCCACCCCGCACTCGGCCGCGAGGGCGAAGAGCGCGAGGAGCGTGAGGGCGGCGATCTCGTCGCGGATGAACCAGTTCGACCCGGCGCCACGCCAGCACCCGAGCCCCGGCGTCCTGTTCGGCGTTGGCGGCTGGTAAAACAAGACGTGCTCGTACATCTCGCCGTGCTCCTTCACGAGGTCAAACAACTCGGATGCGGTCAGCGGGGGGATGGTCATTGGGAAATCTCCTTCGTGTTCTCTCGCATCCACGACCACAGTTGGTCACGGAGCTTTTCTTCGACAAGCATCGTCGTCATGGAATAGGCGTGCTCCAATTCCAGCGGACTGATTTTGAGCGACCTTACCACATGCGGAACGCCGTCGATCAATAAGGCGATCGACATGGACGGGATCCACTCGCTCGGCTTCTTGTGGAGCGGTCGCACAAAGTCCTTCCTGATCGACACCGTGATTCGGTCGCTCATTCGTCTCTCCTGACGTACTTCGGGGCTAGGGGGTGGGCGAGGACGGCTTGCAGCGACTTGATCGCCTTGGCCGCAACCGCCACGGAAGACTCAATAACCTCGGGGTGGGCCTTGCCGCCGGTGGTCTCAGCTACGTCAATCTCTGTCCGAAGGTCGGCAGAACGAAGTTGGTCTTGAAGCGACCTGCCCAGCACCTTCGCCACTTCCTCCAACCCGTCCGCCTCCGCCGCGAGTGCCTTGTTGTCGGATTCGAGTTGGGCGATGCGGGCGTCACGGATTGCGATGGTGTCAGTTTCCTGCTTGACGCGGGCCATCCATGCGTCACGGTTCGACTTCAACCGCTCGATTTCCGCGTCCTTGGAGGCGAGGGTCGCATACAGACTGTCGAGTTCGGCGTTCGTGTCAGCCATTGTGTCCTCCTTCCCGCTCGTCGGATTCGAGGGCGGCGCGGGCGGCGGACAAATCGCGGCAGTCTCCACCACCGCCAACTTGTCGGCCCGTCTCCGGGTCAAAACACGCCCGCTCACAACTCGCCACCTCCGCCAGCAAACGCAGGCGGCGGGCGATGGCGGTGATTGCTTGCTGCCCGTGCGACGGGCAGACTGCCACGCAGTTCTCCAAGTACGTCGCCATTTGCTCAGTCGTCATCGGTTTCATGCTCACATTGCCTCCCTTGCCTTGGCGAAGTCCGCGAGGGCGGATTCGAGGTTCACAAGTCGTTCGTTTCGACCCGGCGGCGGCAAGCGTCCACAAGCGAAGTCCCGCTCAGCCTTGGCGACACTCTCCGCCGCCTCCGCGACCGCGAGAAGAGGGAGGTACAGCACCACAAGCGAATTGATCGCGTCGTTATGCTGTTTCCATTCGCACGAACAAGTGTCGTCGCACGGGCAGTCGTCTTCGTGCATCGGTCCAGAGCCCACAAGGTACTGCACGGCTTCCACCTGTTTCTTCCTCAACTCCTCAATCGTCATTCCCCCCTCCTTTCACATCCCGGCGTCCAGTTGTTGCACCTTCGCCCGCTCGAACCGTCACGCGACACGTCCGCACGCGACCCGAATTGACGCGGACTGATTCGACGTTGTTGGCCACGCCTCGCAAGCAGCCTCCTCACGAAATCGAGGAACGACGATTGTTCGTCGCGTGAGGCTACGAAGTCAAACTGTCGCGGGTTTTTACCGGCACAATCGGTAAGAATCACGCAGATGGCGGGTCGTTTGGCGTCCTGCGCTTCGGCGAGGACTTCGGGGGAGATGGGGGTCATTGGGGGTTTCCTTGGGTGGTTGTGATTGGAGAAAGCGACGCGATGCACGCCTTTAGCACAGCTTCCGCTTCAGCGATGCTGAACAAAACCGAACACATCGACCTTGTCAGTACTTCCGGGTCTTTGAAAACGATGTCCTCACCGACCACTCTCTCCTCTGTGCTCCACCTTGTTCCGCACGCCACGCAAATGTGCCGACGCCTGCGGGCGGCCCCCGAATCACAGTCTCGCGTTTCACTGATCCGGGTTTTGCACTTGCCGCACTTGGGGCATTGCCTGACACGACGTGGCTTCACACCGCCTCCTTCCGCCCGCTCGCGGGCATTGTCAACTCGTTACGAAACCTCGCCAACAACGCACGCGCGTTGTCCTCTGTCACACCCGACCCGTTGTCCATCTTGTCCACCGATTCCATCAACGTCGTGTGACTCTGCTTCCGCATCGAACGCGCAATCTCAGGAAACGAATAGCCACACGTTCGGCAGAAGTACGTCCACGCCCACCGAAACACCACGGAGTGCCGGTCCTTCGCCCCGTGAACAACCTCGGAATCAAACACGCCCGCAAGCCCAAGGGCCTTCTCGTAGTTCTGCTGCATCTCGACCGTGGCGAATCGCGGGAAAGACAGCCTTCCACGAACCCGCATCGCCTTCTGTTCACGCCGGGCAATTTCGTAGAGTTCAAGAGCGGCCTCGCGGACGCGAAGCAGGGCGCTCATCGCGGGACCGGCGTTCGGACACGCCCGGTAGTCGGACACGGCCTTGTCAAACTTTGCGCGGGGGTCCATCATCCCTGCCACCCCGCTTGGTCCTTGTTCCGGAACCGCGTCGTCTTGGAATCCCACCGAAGATCGACCGTGCCCGTCGGCCCGTTCCGCTGCTTGGCGACGATGAGTTCCGCCATGCCCAGCTTGTCGGGGTTGGCAATCGCCCAATCCCTGTCCTGAATGTGGTAGTACTCCTCGCGGTGAAGCAGAATCACCACGTCCGCATCCTGCTCGATCGACCCAGACTCCCGCAGGTCGGCCATGCGGGGCCGGTTCCCCTCCCGCTGTTCGCTCGCCCGGTTGAGCTGCGCCAGACACACGATCGGAACGTCCATCTCACGGGCCAGCGCCTTGATCCCCCGCGAGATGGTCGAAACCTCAACCTGCCGCGTTTCGCGAGCCGCGTGCGGGGCCGTCAGAAGCTGGAGATAGTCGATCACGATGCACCCGATGTCCCTTCGGCGTCCCATCCGACGCGACCTCGACCGAAGCTCCATCACGGACAGGGCCGACGAATCGTCGATCAGGAGCGGAAGGTCCGTCAGTTGGCCGCACGCCTTGACCACCGCCGCCATGTTCACGCCCACACCGCTCCGCAGGGCGTTAGAATCGACCCCAGAGGCCGCCGAGATAAGACGCTGGGTCACGGCCTGTCGGGACATCTCCAACGAAAACAGGAGGGTTGTAGTGCCACCGGCGGCAATCTGCTCGGCCATGTTCAGGGCGAGCGCGGTCTTGCCCATCGACGGACGCGCCGCGATGATGCACATTTCCCCCGGCTGGAGCCCGCACAGCATCGTGTCAAGTTCGTGGTACCCGGTCGGAACCCCTCGCTTGGGCTTGTCCGCGTCCAGCGTGTCGATAGCCTCCTGCAACAACCCGTTGAGGTCCACCGCGTCGGTCGTCATGCGTTCCTCCGTTGCCGCGAACACGGCGGCCTCGACCTGATCGACCACCTCTCGCACGGCACCATCGCCCGTACCGGGGTGGTACGCGGCGTACAGGCCTTTGCCGCAGGCGTCGATGATCCGGCGAAGCTGGGCCTTGTCGGCCACGATGCGGGCGTAGTGCGGGGCGCTCGCGGCGTAGGGGACGTTCTCGGCAAGGCCGACGATCTTCTCGTCACCGCCGATCTGCTCCAGAACGCCCATCGTCCGGAGCCTGTCCTGAAGCTGCACAAGGTCACAGGCGCTGGTCTGGTCGTAGGTTTCGACGATGGCCCGGAAGATCGTGGCGTGTTCGGCGTGGTGGAAGTCCTCGGCTCGGACAATGGCGACTACCTCGGCGATCATCTCCGGGTCAAGGATCATGGAGCCGAGAACACCAACCTCGGCTTCGATCGCGTGCGGCGGTTGCTTGTCGAACAGGGCGCTGATGGCAATGGGTTGCGGGCGGGCGAAGTTCATTGGGCGACTCCCTTTGCGGCGTTGTGGCGTGCGAGGTCTTGACGAACGGCGGTTTCGAGCGCTTTGACGAGCCGTCCGTCTGGGGGCTTGCCGTCCCGTCGCCACAGGTTCGCAACCCTCCGGATGGATTCGAGCGTGAAGTACGGGATGGCCGCAAACTCTGCCGCCCGCTTGTCTCCGACCCCGGCGAACGTCAGGGCGTCAAACTTGGCTCGGGTGTCCGGGGGCATCCCTGCTTCGATCGAAGATCCCACCGACGACACCGCTTCGGTTCGGGTCGTGGGATTGGGTGTCGGTGTCGGATTGGGATTCGGAATGGGATTCGGTGTCGGTGTTGGTGTCGGAGACTTGGATTCCCGGCAGTTCAAATCCGGTTCCGTTGGATTCCCCAAAGTCACCATTTCGGTACCTGTCTGGTCTTTGGGCGGGAGAGGGTGACGCTGGATACGCCGCCCATTCTTGTTCGCGGGTTGGCGATCCTCGAATCCAATGATGTGGACGTAGTTATCGGACCCCACCGAGTACCGAACAATAAGCCTAACAGACGCGAGTTCCGCCGTCCATTTCTCAGCCTGCTCGGGCGTGATTTGGCGCTTGCCGCCAGCCTCGACCACCAGACGGTTCATGTTCGCGGCGAGGTTCCCAAGGTCATCGGCGACGGCATGAAGCCGCCAGAACCATGCCTCAGCTTCCATGCTCACGGAGTTGAGCCGGTCGCCCCAGATAAATCCGGAGTAGACCTTTCGGTAGACGCCCCAACGCATATCGACGACGGGTTCACCGGCCATCCCGTCCCCCTTTCCAAACGAGCAATCCCCACGCCGCAAGGGTGCTGATCCATCTCGTTGTCCGATGATGAAACCTCGCGGCGGGGGGATTGTGCGTTGTGAAAGTCTTCATCGAACAGAGTCTCGGATCAGCGTTGGAATCATACCACAAATCACACCGCTCGTTTGTTGCAAGCGGGGGTTTAGGTGTGGATGGTGTGTGATAAGCCTGTCGGTTGTTCAATCGCCCGCGACACCGGTAGGCGACGCGGGGGGTGGTCAGACTCGGTAGACGAACACGCGACCGTCTTCGACGCCAGAGCGGCAGCGAACGTCGGCCACCTCTCGCAACGCTTGAATCCCGCTACTCACGACCCCGCGATTCACAGTCTTCGTCTGGTAAAACACCCGTTCGCCGATCTTGAGCTTTCCAACCGCCCGCCAGAACTCGTTGGTGCTCGTGTCGCGTGTCTTCACGCCTTCAAACTTCTCAATCTTCAATGCCATAGAAACTCCTTCCCCCACCGTCGGGCCACGCGCCCGGAATCCCCCCGTCCCACCTCTCGGCGCGGCGGGGGGTGCTTTGCGACCTACAGAGGTTCGTCCTTCGCCACAATCTCCCCATCCCGCAACACCAATTCCTCACGCCGCAGGGTCCACGTCTTCCGCTTGCCCCGAGCGCCACGCTTCGCCCACGACCACAACTCGAAACGCCCCCCCGCCGACAGCCACCGCTTCAGTTCGTCGCTCGCCTGAGCCTTCGCCCGCCGCGTCGAATGCGAGCCGCCCGCACACGCCTGAATGCCGACGATGCCGCACCCGTCATGGACGGCCACAATGTCGATCACGCCGAAGAGGTCGATGCGGACGCGGGCGTGAGGGTTCCACCTTTCGACCACGGCGGCCTGAAATCCAATCTCCCTCGCGCGTGCGAGCGTGCGTTGGGTGGGGGTGGTCATGCGTTGCTTCCTGCGAACAGGTGGTTCGTGGCCTCCGCGATTCGGCGGCGCGCGATGGTGGCGTATCCCTCGTCGATTTCGATGCCGATGAAGCGGCGGCCTGTTTGCATACAGGCCACGCCGGTGGTGCCCGAGCCGCAGAAGGGGTCAATCACAAGGGCGTCGGGCGGGATGATTTCCATGAGCCCACGCATAAGCTCGACGGGCTTCTCTGTCATGTGCTCCCGGTCCTCGTGCCCCGGCGGGGTGACCCGAAAGACGGACGAGGGATACACCTTGTGCTCGTTTGGATCGCGCATCGGCCCGTGAGAACCCCAGCACCAATACTCGACGTGGTTGCGAAACCTTCCCATCATGGGCCTGCCAACGCCCTTGTCCCACACCACGATCCCTCGCCAAATGAACCCGCCCGCCTGAATTGCGTCCGTGGTGATCGGCAACTGCCGCCAGTCGGTAGCCGCTAGCACGATCGCGCCCGGTGCGCATGCCTGCCTCGCCACGCCCCACCAAAGGGCGCACCAGTGCAGGAATGACCTTTGGTCGCGGTTGTCGCCGGTGAAGTCGGAATAGACCGCCGTCGGCTCCCGGCTGCTCCCGTCTTCATTCTGTGACCAGCCACGATACTTGTCGGAGGTCTTGTTCATCCGGTCGCCACGAACCATGCCGCCTGACGAATACGGCGGGTCCGTCACCACCGCGTCAACCGAACCCGCCGGGATTGTGCGGAGAACGTCAAGGCAGTCCCCGGTCACCACGCACCACTTCGCCCGCCCGCTCAGCACGTCGTCGATCGTGTTCATCCCTTCTTCTCCTTCCCGCACGCGGCGGCGAGTTCAAACAGCGGAGAGTCTTTCGCCCGTGGGTCTACGAACGTGGCCGGGTTCTCGGCCTTGCCGATGCGGATGCGGGCGAGTTCGGCGTATGCCGGGTTCAGCTCGCAGCCCACGCCATGCCGACCGAGTTGCCGGGCTACGGCGATGGTGGTGCCGGAGCCAAGGAACGGGTCGAGGACAAGGCACGGGACCGGCTCGCCAGCGGCACACCCGCACCCCGGAGCCCACCCGGTCGTCCGCGTGCTGACGCCCGCCACGGTGTTCGCACAGTGGTTGCCGGTGCCGTTCTCGCCCGATCGCTTCGTGTAGTCATTGGGCCGCTCGCGGGTCAACTTCTCGCGGGTGGTGACTCGCTTCCACGGTGCGCCGCACGCGGGGCAACAGCCCTTCTCGGAGGTCCCGGCCTTGATCGCCCGGCGGGGGATTTCGGTGGGAAAGGTGGCGAAGTGGGCGTCGGCGTAGGGCTCGGGGCCGAGCGTCCAGACGTTGCGCTGATTCTTCGTCGCCCCCCGAACAACCGACCGCCCCGTGTCCGCTCGAAGTGTCGCCGCTGGGTCGCTGGTGCTAAACGTGTGTTCGGTTGTGCCGACTCGCTCGGGCTGGTCGGTGGGCTCCGCAACCGCCTCCGCGTCATACCAGTATCGCTCGTTCTTCGCCATCAGGAAGATCGGCTCCCACGACGACGTAGGCCGGTCGGTCACGCTCTCGGGCATCGGCGACTTCTTCGCCCACACGATCACCGAGCGGAGGTACCAGCCGTCCGCCTGCAACGCGAGCGCGACACGCCACGGCATCATGCAGAGGTCTTTGTGCTTCATGCCTTCGGGCGTGCCTCGGTATCCCGTGTCCTGATAGTCTCGGTCGCCCCCCAAACTCTTGCTGGCGTTCGCGTTCCTCGTCCCCGCCGATGCGTAAGAATCCCCCAGATTCAACCACAGCGTCCCATCCTCCCGCAGCGTGCGCTTGACCTCGCCAAACACCCGCACCATCGCCGCCACGAATGCGTCCGGCGTCGGCTCCAAACCGATCTGCCCTTCAACGCCATAATCGCGGAGGCCCCAGTACGGCGGGCTCGTCACACAGCACTGCACCGAGCAGTCGGGGATCTTGGCGAGCCCGTCGAGTACGTCGCCGATGTGGATGGTTACAGGTTCGTTCATAACCCCCCCTCGCAGCGTCAGCCAAGTGGGGGGTGCGTGGGTGTTTGGGGCAACAAGCCCCGGGTGTGTCAAACCCGCCGCGCCGGGTGAGCGACGCGACGAGCGAGGAGAAGGGGTCTGGGACCCCGGAGAGGTCAGAGATGATCGCTAGTCACCACTTGGCCGTGGGCCACCTCGCGGTGGTGTTTGAAGCAGAACCAGCGGACAGAGAGAGGCTTTCGGTAGTCGTCGTGGTGGGCTTGGACCTTGATAGAGCCGCATACTTCACACGGTTGCTTGAGCAGTTTCCCGGTGCGGACGGCGTATGCGAGCTTGCGGCGAGCCTTGCACTTGCCCGGGAAACGATTCCTGAAAACCCGCTGATACTCCAGCATCTTCTTTTTGCGTTCTGGGTCTTGGCAACGCTGACGCTCATATGCGGTGCGAGCAGGCCGTGTCTTTACGTAGTTCTCACACACGTCTTTCTTGGTGCAGGCCTTGCACTTCCCAAGTAGCCCATCGGCCATCCGGGGGTGTTTGTAGAACAAGGACAAGGGTTTCTTCCGACCGCATTTAAAGCACTTTTTGTCCATTGACAAGTATAGGCGAGCAAATGTGGGCCAACCATTCTAAAACGGCACACTTGATTCGTCGAACGGCTGATGACCCGCGAACCCACGCGCCGGGGTCCGGTTGTTCGTCGTGCGGGCAGGGGCCGGAGCCGGGGCCGTCCCGCCGTCCTTCTTCCCGCCAAGGAACTGGAAGTTCTCGATAACCACCTTCACCTTCGACCGCTTGGACCCGTCCTTGTCCTCCCACTGGTCGAGTTTGAGGCGGCCTTCCAGATAGATCGGATCGCCCTTGCCGACGTACTGGGTCAGAATCTCGGCCTGCTTGCCCCACGCTTCGCAGTCGAGGAAACACGTCTCCTCGCGCTGTTCACCGGCGGCGGTCTTGAACTTGTGGCTAACGGCAAGCCCGACGTTTGCGACGGTTGAGGACCCGGCGGTGCGAGTCTCGATGTCTCTGGTCAAATGTCCAACAAGGATCACACGGTTGACGTTCGGCATTAGCGGGGCTCCTTCACAAAGTCGGCGAACGTCATCCCGGATTCCATCCGAGACTTCACGCCCGCGCACAGGGTTTCAAACTGAGCATCGGTCGCGGTGGCGAGGTCGATCTTGGCGAACTTGGCGACCTCCAAGCACGCGGCCCGCAGGTCCTCGGGGGCACACCCAGACCAGCCCTTGACGAGCCCGGCGAATCGTGCCTTGGGCGTCTCGGTCGCGGGCTTGGGGTCCTGCCTCGCGGCTTGACGCTGACTCGGCGGCGGGGCGCTCGCGTCGTTGCCGTCGTCGTCCTCCTCGGCGGAGATGCACAGGATCGCCGCCAGCCCGTATCGCTTGGCGTAGGTAATCGCAGCACCCACGCCCTGAGCGTCCGGCTTGCTCGCCGTAACCGTCGTGGTGCCAGACACCCACTCGCCCGACTTGTGCGACAGGACGGTTTCGACATGGACGGCCGCCCCGTCAGCCGACGGGAACTGCATCACCGCCAGCCCGTTCTCGATCAGCGCCGGGCGGGTCGTCTCGATGATCGCCGTGAGGTCAGCGTACCCCCGCTTGAAGTGCGGATTGATCTTGTTGAACTTGACCGACGTGAACCGAGATTGCGCCGCAATCAGGGCCGTCGTCAGGCTACCGATGGAATCAGACTTGTTCATTAGTACGCTGCTCCCTTCCCACCCAGATCGTCACAGAACCGCACCGAGTCACAGAACCGGCAATGCTCGCCCGGCGTCGCGGGCATGATGCCCATGCGACGTAGCCGAACATGCTCCGCAAACCGACGCAGAATCTCACCTTCACCCTCGGGGTACACACCCGACGGCACCATGATCTTTTCGATAGGACGCTGCTGCCCCTTGGCGTACGGCGTCTCGTTCGTCTCGCCCGTGGCGGGGTCGTATTCCTTCACCGTGGTTGCACGCCCGAACCCTTTCAGGTTGCGGATGTGGCACCACGTCAGAGACGGCCACTCGCCAAACTCCAACCACTCACCATCGACCAGCACCGCCCCGTGCTTGACCGCGTAGGCGTACATGCCAAACTGCATGTTGCGCGACAGTTCGTAGAACGCGGGGCAGTCCTCGCCGGTCTTCCAGTCCACCACCATCAGCCCGCTCGGGGTGCGGCAGAGAAGGTCAAGGTGGGATGCGAAGTCCACGTCCTCGCCGTCAACCTCGATGGTGGCCCGGATCGGCAACTCGCACCCGATCACCTTGCCGAGCAGGGGCACCACCCGCTCGCCGTAGACCGGGAGCAAGGACGCCACCTCGGCGCACATGGTGGTCAGGTCGCGGGTGACGGTCGGGGACAGGGGCGAGTTCTCTTCCTTGCACTTGGCTTGGACACGTTCCCAAGCGGGGGCGACAATCGCCATCGCGTGCGGGGAGTCAAACCGCTTGTCGGCGTGGCACGTCTGTACGGCTTCGTGCCAGAGCA